GTGGTCAATTGACCTCGCCTCGATTTACGGCGTGAACTTCTCAATTATCGAGGACGTAGCATCATGAGCATCACAACCGCAGGTCGCACGATCTCGGCGGACATGGTGACGGAGGTCACCACCGCGCAGCTCTCGCCGATACTCATGGCGGAACTAAATTTCTCGACTCCGGTTTACCTTTGGAGCGGCTACGGGACGATCACGTACAACAGCATTGGCTACCTCGGGCTCGGTACGCTCGGAACAATATCGCCGGTAGAGGAGACAACGGACCTTTCAGCGCGTGGCGTAACTATGCAGCTATCTGGGGTGCCAACAGCGATGGTTTACACTGCGCTGACCGAGGACTATCAGGGCCGGACGTGCTCGGTAATGTTCGGCGCGCTCTCGCCTACGGCTGGGCTCATCGCCTCACCGATCACGATCTTTGCCGGCAGAATGGACGTGATGCAAATCAGCGACGACGGGCAGACGTCGCTCATCACCATGAGCGCGGAAAACAAGCTTGTTGATTTCAAGCGCACTCGTGAACAACGCTACACCGACGAAGATCAGCAGACGCTTTTCCCTACCTACGCGGCAATCACTTTGCCGGACCTCGGGCTAGAGTTCGTGAACGCGATTCAAGAAAAGACGATTTACTGGGGCAACCAGAACACGACGAACGCATCTAACTGGAACGGCGGCAGCGAAACAACGCAACCCGACGACTGATGAACCGCGCTGCAAATTGGCCAAAGCTCTTGGCTGGGTTCATTGACGAGCGGCGTGACGTTCCATTCGCGTGGGGGAAGGCCGATTGCTGCCTGTTTGCGGCCGATTGGGTGCGGCTGGCTACCGATCTCGACCCTGCCGCCGATCTTCGCGGAAAATACAATTCTGGGCTCGGTGCACGGCGCATCATTAAACGAAGCGGAGGGCTCGACGTGATGGTCGCGCGCGCTTTGCTTACTCTTGGATTTCGAGAGGTCGCGCTGTCGCTCGCTGGGCGCGGGGACATCATCGTGCGGGACTCTGGTGATGGGGACTGCGCGGGCGTCGTGATGGGAGCGCAATCTGCGTTCGTGGGTCGCGATGGGCTGAGTTTTATCAATACGCATCTTCAGACCGACGCGCGAATTTGGAGAATTTAACACCATGCCGAGCCTACTGATTAACGCAGCCTATTACCTTTATGTTGGCGTCAACGCAGTAGCTGGTGCAGTCGTGCTCAGTCAGGCCGCAGCGATCGCCGTCGTTAATTTCGTGGCGCTTACAGCCGCCTCGATGGCCGCGTCAAAGCTCCTTGCGCCAAAGATGCCGAGCTTCTCAGACGCCTCGCTCTCGGAGCGTTCGCAAATGGTGCGCTCTCCGATTGCCTCGCGCCAAATCATTTACGGCACATCGAAGGTTTCGGGCGTGGTCGTTTACATTTCAACGACCGGAAACAAAAACGAAAACCTGCACATGGTCGTCGCGTTGGCCGGTCACGCGGTAGAGGAAATCGGGAACGTGTATTTCGGGGAAGACCTGGCGCTGACCGGCTCTGGCTCATCAGCGAATCAGGGCCGCTTCACAGGAAAGGCTCAAATCTACAAGCAGCTCGGCAGCTCGACGCAGGTCGCGCAGCCTCAACTCGTGTCCGCGACCTCGGGACTGACCGACGGAAAGTGGACGGACGCCCACCGGCTGCGTGGCATCGCTTACATTTACGTCAATCTGACGTGGGACACGGAAGTATTCACGAACGGGATACCGAACATCTCGGCAATCGTGAAGGGAAAGGTTATCGCTGACCCGCGAAACTCTACGACGGTGTGGAGCGCAAACCCTGCGCTCTGCTTGCTCGACTATCTCAAGAGCGATCTCGCGCTCTCGATGAACGACACCGAGATTGACGTAGAATCATTTAAGGCCGCTGCGAACATTTGCGACGAGCAGGTGCAGGTGCTTCCGGTCTCGCCGGTCACCAACGAAAACCGCTACGAGTGCAACGGCGTGCTCTCCACGAGCGAATCGCCAGACTCTAACATCGGCAAATTGCTTAGCTCTATGGGCGGGCTCATCGCCTACTCGGGCGGCAAGATCGTGCTTTACGCGGCTGGCTACCGCATCCCGACCGTGACGCTGACGGAGAAGCATTTCGCAGGCGGCATGAGCGTGCAGACGCGGACGAGCGCGCGCGATCGCGTGAACGCCGTGAAAGGTGTTTACGTCTCCGAGGCAAATCAATGGCAGGTCTCGGACTTCCCTTCGATTGCGCCATCAGCCTACTACACGGCCGATAATAGCGTGCGCTACTGGCGCGACGTAGTGCTGCCGTTCACGACCTCCTCGTCTTGCGCGCAGCGTCTCGCCGTCATCGAGCTTCGCCGAGCGCGCGAAGAAATCACATTCACCGCGCGCTTCCGACTCGAAGCGATGCAGGTCCGCGCAGGCGATACGGTGATGATCACCAATGCAAAACTCGGGTGGTCCGCGAAGGTATTCGAGGTTATGGAGTGGCATTTTACGACCGAAGGAAATCCGCCTAACATCGGCGTCGAGATGACGATGCGCGAGACCGCTTCAACTGTTTACGATTGGACCGTTGCCGACGAGGTTGCGGTTCCAGATTCACCGAATACGACGCTACCGAACCCCTACGACCTGAGCGCGCCGAGCGGCCTCACGCTGACGGCTGACGGCACCACGCAGCTCATCCAAGCTGACGGCACGGCGCTGCCGCGCATCCTAGTGGCGTGGACCGCGCCCGCCGAGGCGTTCATCCAATCGGGCGGCGTAGTGGGCATTGAATACAAGGAGAGCACGTCAGCCACGTATCTCACATGGAGCCGCGTCGGTGGAGATCAGACGCGCGACTACATTTCGAGCGACGTGAAGATCGGTCTGACCTACGACGTGCGAATTTTCGGCGAGTCTTATTTTAACGTATCGACGAGTTACCTCACGGCGCAAACAGGCGTCGCTAAAGACACGACCGCGCCCGTAACGCCCACCGGCCTCACCGCCGTAGTCGGCACGGGCCGCGCCGTCTCCCTCGACTGGAACGACAACACCGAGCCCGACTTTTCGGAGTATGGCATTTACCGCAACACCACGGCGGTCACGCCAGCGAACGCCAACACGAACAAAATCGCCGAGGTGCGCGCGTCGCGTTTCGTGGATACGGAGGTGACAATCGGGACGACGTATTATTACTGGCTTAACGCTTACGACACCGTGGAAAACGTGTCAGGGTTTACCAACTACGTCCAAGCGACGCCATCGGTCATCACCGCTGGGCCCATCGACCCGACGCCGCCAGCCCAGCCCGCAGCGCCAACGCTCATCAGCACGACGGTCTATCTGTCGAGCGACGGCGGTTCATTCGCCCGCGTCTCGCTGACTGCTCCACCGCTTCCCTCGGGCGCGGTTGCTCTCGATGTGCTCTACCGGCGCACGGGCGCGAGCGATTACATCGTGGCGAATCAAATCGCGTCGTCGGTGTCCTACGCCGTGTCGATTGACGATCTCTCGGTTGGCGTGCCCTATGAGTTCGCCGCGCGCGGGATTTCGTTCTCGGGGGCGATCTCGCAGCTTTCAACCGCGCTGAGTCAGAGCGCGCCGAGCAACACGACGCCACCGGCTGCGCCGAGTGCTCTCACGTATGTCGCAGGAAATGACGCCGCGTTTTTGAGACCGCCCGAAACGAGCGCGGGAGACGTGACCTTCTCGGTGCGGGTAAACTGGACTGCATCCACAACGAAAAGCGTCGTCGGATACGAGATAGTGGCCACCAATACTGATTCGGATGCAGCAGCAGACGCCGCGGTTGCGGCTGGGGTTTATTTCTCGTCACCAATAGCGGAGGAAATCATTTCCAGAGTGGTCCCTGCAACCGCCTACGTTCGCGTTCGCGCGGTCGATCGCAGCGGAACGAGAAGCGCGTGGTTCGGGGATAACGTGAATCTCAATTCTCCTACGACATATTGGGGCGTAGCGGCTGGTACAATGATGAATCAGGAGGCGAACGCCGTCGCAATCAGCGGCGGCACGGCAAGCCTAACATCGGTAACGGCATCAACCGCACGCGCGGCCTCTCTCGTCGTCGCTCCCGCAGCCGCAACAAATCCGCGCGCGCAGCTTGCGCTCTACGCGGGAAGCGACGTGAAAAACATGACGGCAGGGACGCCGACCGACACGCTCGATGTGGACATTACAAACCGAGGATTCACGGCGAAGCCCGACTGGGGGCTTATCCAGATTTATGATACAAACTACCTCGGCGTTTATGATTTCGACACAAGGTCGAGCAGCACAAACGCGCGATTCGTTCTGTTCTCCGTGGACGGCGGGAACCTCTCAACGGGCAATCGCCGCTATCATTTCATCCTTGGCAAATACACCTGACGCGCTCGACGTATGACCGCAGCGGATACGAGTAAGGGCGGCGCAATTACACTCTTGCCAACGCTGCCGATTTTGCTCTCCTCGCATCACCATGCGGCGGCGAGGGCTGAGGCTAACCGCAAGCCCGCGAGCGGATTTACCGCTGCGCGGGCTTTCTTTTGCGCAGATTCCGAATCCATCGCCAACATTTGATTCGTTTTAACTGACGCAACTGCAACGGCTTAGGGAAGCAGCAGGACAAAATACGCAATTGTGTTTACATCGGGTCGGCAATCGGAGAGAGTTTTCACGTCGGAAGGAATTAACCCAACGACCAACTCAACCCAAAACAAAATGAAAAACACCATTCAGACCGGCCAAATCCTTAAAGCCCGCAGCGTTTGCGATTGGGACTGCATCTTCTCGGTGGAAGTGATCGAGCGCAAAGGCTCCTTTGTTACCGTCAAAGCACAGGGCAACGTGAGCCGCAAGAAAGTAATGACCGACGATCAAGGCGAATACGTTTTTGCGCTCGGCAAATACTCGATGGCCCCGATCTTCCGCGCGATCTCAGGGGGTGCCGCATGAGCCCCACCGCCGCCCTAACCCGCGCGCTGGTCCTCGCGCTCACCGCGCCCGACCAAGAGCGCGCCGACCGCGCAATCGCTCTCGCCGAAAGCATCGGCGCGGGCTGCACGCCACGACAGATCGCAACCGCAAAGCGCAACGCCTCAAAGCTCACGAAATGAAAACCAATACACCGGACACCATCTCGCTCGACGACGCCTTCGCGCAAATCGACGCGCGCCGACGCGCTGAAAACCCCTGGACGCCAGCGGATGAAGCCCGTTACGCCGCGCGCAGCGCAGCAGATCGCGCCGCGTCAGAGGCGTGGGCGATTGCGAATCCAGCCGCCGACGAGGATGAAGAGGACGACGAGGATGAAGAGGACGGAAAGGACGAAGCATGAAAACCACGCTCCTCCTCCTCGCGCTCGCAGTCACAGCGCAAGCCGCGCCACCGCCCTCCTTCTTCCGCGCGCTCCACGTCGTCGAGACGAGCGGGCGCACGGGCCCAATCCTCGGCGACGGCGGCAAGGCGCTGGGACCTTTGCAGATTCACCGAGCCTATCACACCGACAGCCGCGTAACCGGCGACTACTCAAGGGTGGCTGATCTCGACTACTCGAAGCGCGTGGTGAGCGCCTACCTTCAACGCTACGGTCCGCAGGCGTGGGCGGCGGGGGACGTGACTACGCTGGCGCGGATTCACAATGGTGGACCAAAAGGCGCGAGCAAGCCCGCGACCGTGGCCTACGGCGACAAGGTCGCGCGCCTCACCAAATAAATTTCGGAGCCACCCGATTGCCAAGGCCAACGAGCCCGACCGTGGGCGTGCGAAAATACGCGGTCACCAATCAGCAACAAAAACACACACAGGACGACAATGGAAAACGACGACGACAACGAAATGCTCTGGGCCGCGCAAGACCTGCGGACCATGACAAGCTGCAAAGCGGAAATCGCGATCTCGCGACGAGTGACAATCAAACCGAACGCGATCAAAGAAAGCTGGGACTACCAGATCACTTTCGGCGACATCCTCAATCGAGGGGCGTGGCGATGGGAGTGCGCGCAAGCCGATACGCTGGAGGCCGCGATGGACATCACCCGCGCTCAGATCACCGCACAGGGCGACGAGAAGGCGCGCGAGCTCCTGCAATTGAAGGACGCCGCCGCTAAGCTCGGGCTCAAGCTGGTGGAGGCCACGGCATGAACCTCGAACTCATCCACGCGGAACTAATCCGCATCCGCGAAGCTCTCGAAGCGCGACCATACGCCGCAGGCGCGCCGGCTGCAAAGCCTGCACCGACCAGCACGAAGACCGACGAGGTGCCGCTGCCGACCGAGGTCATCGCAAACGCGGGCGAGGTGCAGGTGCACTTCGGGAAAAACAAGGGCGTGGCGCTTTCGTCATTGGGCGACCGCTCAGTGGCATGGTATGCGCAGGAGCCAGAGCCGCGCATCGGGAACAACGGCAAGCCGTTTCCGCCGCGACCCGAGGACGTGCTACTGCGCAACGCGGCGCGGACGCTTATTCACCAAAAGCGCGGGACTCTACCGAGTGCCGCAGTTCCTACCGCTACCGCCGCAAACATCGACGAGGGCGACGTCTCGTTCTAAAAAGCAAAAAGCCCGTCGCGGAAACACAACCGCGACGGGCCAACAAAACAACACAACAACATCAGCCGATTCGTAAAAAATGAGCACAGAAAACACACAGTCAGTCACATCAACCGCCGTGGTCGAGACGCCAAAAAGCGTCACGACCTCAGCCCCAAAGCCTCTCATCAACTACGGCGCGCAGGGCGTGAAGCTCGCGAGCCTCGAAGACGCCTTCCGCTTCGCCAACGCAATCGTCGCCAGCGGATTCGCTCCGCGCGGTATGGAGAAACCGGAGGCGGTGCTGGTCGCAATCCAACTCGGCGCGGAACTCGGGCTCACGCCGATGGCGGCGCTTCAGAATACGGCAGTCATCAACGGCCGGCCCGCGATCTACGGCGACGTCGCGCTCGCGCTCGTCCGCGCATCCGGTCTGCTCGAATCCTTTAACGAGGAAGAGGTGGGCGAGGCCGGCAAGGACTCGTTCGGCATCCGCGTCACTGCAGTCCGCCGAGACGGCTCGAAGGGCTCCGAGACGTTCACCATCGGTGACGCAAAGGCCGCGAAGCTCTGGGGAAAGTCGGGGCCGTGGACCGATTACCCGCGCAGGATGCTTAAGTTTCGCGCGAGAGGCTTCGTGCTTCGCGACGTATTCGGGGATGTCTTGAAAGGACTTCGCACCGCCGAGGAGGTCCGCGACTATCCTGAAGAGCGGAACATTACGCCGCTCTCTGAAAAGGTTAGCGGAGGGCTCACGATGTCCATTACGCAAGGGGGTGGCGCATGAACACCGGAGAAATCAAAAACCAAGCAGTGATTAACAACGCCACCGAACAGTTTCGCAGCCTGCTCGAAACGCATTTCGTGGCAATCGCTCGCGCAGCCGAGGAGTCATTCGTCGAGGAAGAGAACCAGACCGAGCCGAAAGCAAAAGCCACGTTCGCTGTCGAGTGGGACGCGCTCAAGCACACGCCGACAGTCACGGTGAAGATCGGATGGAGCGTGAGATACAAGGACGAGACCGAGTCGATGGTGGACCCGTTGCAATCTAAGCTCGGACTGGTGGAGGACGCGAAATGATCTCCGAACCAAACGAAGTCTATCACGCGCACAGCGCGATCTCTCACTCGAAGCTCGAGCTATTCCGCCGCCGCCCCATCTCGTACTACCGCCGCTTCATCGCGAAGACGGTGGCGCGACCGGAGCCAACGGAAGCGTTTCGCATCGGCTCGGCGGCGCATTGCGCGGTGCTGGAGCCCACGACATTCTGGGATCGCTACGCGCTACGACCGGAGGGCATCGACCGCCGAACAAAGGACGGCAAGATTGCGTTCGCGGAGTTTGAGTCGGCGAACGCGGGCAAGACGATCATCACGCAGGATGAGGCGGGGTCGGTGCAGGAGATGACGGCAGCGGTGCAGCATCATCCGCTCGCGTCGCAGCTCCTCGCCGCAGGCTTACCGGAGTTGAGCTGGCGCGTCTCGCCGGCAAACTCGCTCGCTCTGCAATGCCGTACGGACTGGTTCAATTCGGCCGGCTGCGAGTTAAGCAGCGGGCGACCCTACGTCGCGGACCTCAAGACGGTGGAATCACTGGATGCAGATGCATTTCGCAACTTCGAGCGCGCGTGCTTCAATTTCGGATACCATCGGCAAGCGGGGTTCTACCTGCCGCTCATCACCGAAATCCTCGGATCGCCGGTGTTCGATTTTTATTTCATCGTGGTGGAGAAGGCGGAGCCCTACGGCGTCGCAGTCTATCGCCTGAGCGACGCAGCCACGGCGCGCGGGCACGACGAAACAATCACGGACTTGATTCGGTTGCAGGCGTGCATTAAGAGCGAGCAATGGCCCAACCTCCCGAACGACTTGCGAGAAATCGGACTGCCAAAATGGTATGGAGGCGGCGAATGAACTGGGTAACCGACACAGTTATCTTCGTGCTCGTGCTGATTCTGCTCTTCGTGACGTGGCCGATTCTTTTCGACGGAAAGGACG